GCTGCTGTTGGTATCAATATTCCTAGGATTTTTAATCTCGTCCTTATTGAGCCTGGCAAGTCATTTGTAAGAGTTATCCAAAGTATAGGTAGAGGCGTAAGAAAGGCAAAGGACAAAGACTTCGTGCAAATATGGGATCTTACAAGCACTTGTAAGTTTGCGAAGCGGCACCTTACTCAACGTAAAAAGTTTTATAAGGACGCAGAATACCCATTCACAATAGAAAAAGTGGATTGGAATATATGAAAATTTTAACTTTAGAAAACAAACCGTTTTCTCTTACAAACTTACCTGACGAAATTGAAGATGATGTAAGATTTAGTGTATTAGATAATAGCGACCCAAAAGAACCAGATTTCTTTTTTGTCCCTTTAATATTTTTAGAATCTTTTAATTCTCCTGCAATAGTAATGGAAATAAACGGAAATGAAATAATGATGCCTATAGACTGGCACATAGCAGTCGGCGATAGTTACTGCGGAAATGATTTAGAAGTATTGCCACTAACATCTATAAATGATAGAGGTTTTGAAGCATTTCTTTTTAATCCATTGTCCAGTTTTAAAACAGAATATGGTTCTATTAAAATAACTAATTTTTATAATGATGTAAAATGGTATTTTCCTAAGATGAAAAACGGTCAGCTTTTAAGCGTACCAATTACAGATGAAGACAATCCAATGTGTGCGTTTTTTGTAAAAGACATTAGTAGACAAAGTGAAACAATAGATTTTTCACAACTGTTATAAGGAAAGGGTATGAAAATGAAAGCAGGAAAGATATGGGGTCAAACGGAATTGATCCATGCAAATGGTGTACTAGAGTTTCATCGAATAGAATACAAAGCAGGATATAAATGTAGCGAACATGAGCATCGCTACAAATGGAACGGATTCTTCGTCGAATCGGGCAAAATGATTGTTCGTGTTTGGCAAGATGCGGATCAAGAAGGTTTAGTTGATGAAACTATTCTTGAAGCCGGTGACTTCACTCAAGTGAAGCCAGGAAAGATCCACCAGTTTGAAGGTTTAGAAGATGGTGTCGCTTTTGAGCTATACTGGGCGGAATTTAATCACGACGACATTGTTCGTCGAACAGTTGGCACCAAAATTGAAAAAGGAAAGAAGTAAATTATGTTTACAAAACTATTAGAAGGTGTAGATAAAACACTAGTGCGTAATCTAGTTATTCTACACACCCTAGTAATTGCAGTAAGTAATTATTTGGTTACAATTAGATTTGATCTATTCCCAGGTGCAGATTTGCCCTTGTTTGGATCATTTCCGTTAGCAGCAGCGGCATTTACATTTCCGATTGTTGTAGTAGCTACCGACTTAACAGTTAGATTAGTTGGCAAGGAAGCAGGCAGAGCTGTAGTAGCTATGGCTATTGTTCCGGCCATTATTGCATCAGTGCTAGTATTGTTAGCTCTAGGTGACGAACATGCGTATAGAGTAGGTTTAGCGTCAGGCGTTGCATACGGTATAGGTACAATGTTAGATGTATATGTGTTCCAGCACATTCGTGAAAAATATTCACAGGCTTGGTGGGCAGCTCCGGCAATTTCCACTATTGCTGCAAACATAATTGATACGTACTCATTCTTTTACACAGCGTTTTATCCTGCACCGTGGGTACACGGCGTAGCATTTAACAATACGCTTACAAAGATTGTAGTAGGATTAATTGTGTTCTTACCAGCTTACGGCTTGCTTCTTGCATCGCTCAAGAACAAATTTGATGTAGGTTTGACGCCTGCACCAGAGCCGGCAACAGCGCCTAAAAAGCGTGGTCGCAAACCTAAAGCAAAGAGCGAATAGTGTATTCGAAAGAATATATAAAACAACTCCAAAGCCTCCACATGGACAGAAGTCGTCCTAGAGGCTTTGGAGGTAAAATCAAAGATCTAGGAAAATTTTATACATTTCTAGACAAATGGCAACCTAGAAATTTACTAGACTATGGTTGTGGTAAAGGTATTATACTTTCTCATATTAATGAAAAGTATCCAGACATTAGATGTTATGGTTATGATCCTGCAATACAAATGTTTTCTAATTTACCAGCATCGCCAGTAGAATGTATTTTTAGTAACGATGTATTAGAACATATAGAACCAGAATACTTAACAGATGTTTTACAAAACATTAATTTTTATAGTTTAAAATATATATGGTTACGAATAGATACTTTACCTGCTAGAAAAAAATTACCAGATGGCAGAAACGCCCATTTAATACAAGAACAACCTAGTTGGTGGATAGAACAAATACAAAAACACATAGCAGGCAGGATGGTATATACACAATTAACACATAAAGGCAAATTTGATGTCGCTATCGAAAAATAAATTACTTCCCGGAGAAGAATTAATATACGAAAGAGCTAATGGTGTAGTATATGCTCGATATCCTAACAAACCTGATATACCTCGTTGGATAATAGGTGGAGATCCGGGTGCTGTTGCTAGAGCACAAGGTAAACTTTTAGACTACGGCGAATGGAATCATTTGTGTGAAGTTGCAGAAGAAAGCCCGGCACTGAAAAAACAACTTGACAAATTAGTAACTATGTATTATTTGATAAAGGATCAGAAATGAAATACAATAATTACAATATAGGCGGAACAATTGTTAAGCAAGATGATCGCTACGAAGTTGCAGACAATACAGAATTAAAAAATCTTATTTTAAGTTCTACAAAACTTAATGCTAATAAAAGTACAACTGGACATAGTCATGTTGGACAAGAAGAGGTATATTTTTTTATAAAAGGTGAAGGCAAAATGGAACTTGACGACGAGACTATAGAAGTTGGAGAAGGCGATGTAGTTCTTGTTAAAAGTGGTGTGTTCCATAGAGTGCATGCAGGGCCAAGGGGTTGCATCATGAACTGTGTATTTGATGGAAAGAGAAGACAATGAGAATTATTGCAGGACCTTGTCAGCATGAGACACTAGAACAAAGTATTGAGATTGCAGAAAAGTGTGCAAGAGTCTGCGGCAAGTATGGCATTGAATATTACTTCAAAGCCAGTTACGACAAAGCAAATCGTACTAGTGTAAACGCAGAAAGAGGCCAAGGGTTATTTACTACGTTATACGATTTTCAAACTATGAAAAAAGAAATACCAGGGTTAAAAACATTAACTGATGTACATACTTCTGAACAAGTTTCTACTATACGCAATCAGTTTAGAGATGCTGTAGATGTTCTACAGATTCCTGCGTTCTTGTGTAGACAAACAGATTTGATTACGTCAGCCTGCGACACAGGAATGATTGTGAATATTAAAAAAGGACAGTTCTTAGCACCCTGGGACGTAGAAGGTATTCTTAGCAAAACAGAAGGTGCTAAAGAAGTATGGATAACAGAGAGAGGTACAAGTTTTGGTTATAATACCCTTGTTGTTGATTTCACTGGGCTTGACTATATGCTCACTAATTATAACGTTCCCATTGTATTGGATGCTACCCACTCGGTACAGAAGCCGGGTGGAAACGGCACTTCAAGTGGAGGCAATCGCGATTTCGTTCCAGGTCTTACTCGTGCTGCTTCTGCTTTGGGCATCGACAGCTTCTTTTTAGAAGTACATGCTGATCCAGACAATGCACCAAGCGATGGGCCTAATATGTTGAAGTTAAAAAACTTTGAGGAGGTAGTACGTGACATCATCAGCCATTCTTATTCCCGCTAGATACGGCAGCACAAGATACCCAGGAAAGCCTCTGACTATGTTAGGGGATAAACCTATGATACAACGAGTAGCAGAAGCTTGTAAAGCAACAGGGTATGATACCTATGTGCTAACAGATAACAAAACTATTGCACAGGCAGCACAAGCATCTGGTGTAGGCATTTATATAGATTCACATGATTATGAAAACGGTACCGAAAGATGTGCCGGAGCAATTGCTAGTCGTAAGTTTGATGAGTACGATAATTTTATAAATGTACAAGGTGACATGCCAGACGTAACAAAGGAAATGATAGACAAATGTATTTTTAGTTTACAACATTATAATGTAAGCACAGTGTTTACTAATATGCCTGAAGCAAAGCAAGATGATCCTAGCAGTGTAAAAATGATACGTGCAGGAGACAATGCATTATGGTTTGGTAGAGGTATGACAGGGTATGGCGAATGGCATTTAGGCGTTTATGGATATAGTAAAAACGCTTTACAATGTTATCAAGATATGCCTATACCTAAAGAGGAAAGAATTGAGCAATTAGAACAATTGCGTTGGTTAAAAAACGGTTGGCAAATAGGCTGTTTGAGTGTACAATTTAATGGTACAGAGATAAACACACCTGAGGATGCAGAAGAGTGGCACAAGAAAAACTTAATCTAAAACAAATACTTGGCTGTATAGATATGAACTACAAAGGAGCCTGGAAAGAATTTACTGACGAAGAAAAAAAGAGTGTAGGCTTTTGGTTACTTAATAGATACGTTAGTAATGTTGCTGGCAACAGAGAAAAACAAGAACGTGCAATAGAAAACACAAATAAGTACTATAACAAACATTTTAATACAATCGGTGTAGGCAAAGAAACCGGTCATCAAGAACTGATGTGGCAACTATTGTGCATGAGCGGAGCAACTGGAAAAATAGAATTCCATCCATACATTGGATTTAAAAAGAAAACCGAATCTAATTCGAAAGCAATAAAATTATTAGAAGAAATATATCCGAATATGAAACAAGACGAGGTAGAATTACTTGCTAGACTATCTACAAAAAAAGAACTCAAACAATTGGCTGAAGAACATGACGTTGACGTCAAGCTCTGATAAACCATACAAATGCGAATACTGCGGCAATGGTTATATGCGAGAAAAGACTCTTGCAGCTCATATGTGTGAAAAGAAGAGGCGTTCTTTACAAAAAGATGAAAAGCGAGTAAGGTACGGCTTTTATGCCTTTCAACGATTTTACAAACTCAGTGCAGGAACTAAGAAAGAAAAAACATATGAAGATTTTTGTGCAAGCCCCTATTATAATGCTTTTGTTAAGTTTGGCAGTTTTCTTAGCAATGTCAAACCTTTATATCCTGAGCGATATATCGATTATGTGGTTACAAGCGGTGTCAAGTTAGATCACTGGGCACGAGATGAACTGTACGAAAAGTATGCACTAGAATTTATTCTTAAAGAAGATGTTGCTACTGCACTTGAACGTAGTGTAAAAACAATGATGGATTGGGCAGAAGAAAATGAGCCTGCTGCATGGAATCATTATTTTAATTATGTTAGTTTAAATAGAGCAGTGTGGCATATTAAAGACGGAAAGATATCGCCTTGGCTATTACTTAATTGTAAAAGCGGAAAAGACATGTTAAGTAAGTTTAATGACGAACAATTAAATCTTGTTTATCACGTTATTAACCCTGAACATTGGGCTATGCGATTTAAAAGAAAACCAAGTGATGTGCAGCTTGTTAAAGATGTTGCAAAAGAAAGTAATCTATAATGCCAGATATTGACATAGATTTTGCAGACAGAGACATTGTGTTGTCAAAGATACAACACCGTGTTGCTAAACTTGATAGTGAAAAGAAACACAACACCGGCGTCTATGTTACAGAAATTCCTCACAACCCTGTGGATAACCTATCTACTATCGACTACAAAAACGCCGAAGACAGAGGTTATTTTAAATTAGATTTTTTAAATGTGTCTATATACAAAGACATCCAAGATGAGACACATTTAATGAGTCTCATGCAAAAGGAACCACTATGGGAACTATTGGAGCACGAAGAATTCGTAGATCAAGTCTTTCATCTAAGCGGGCACAGCAGTCTGTTGAAACAATTGAAGCCTACATCGGTAGAACAATTGGCAGCGACACTGGCGATAATTCGTCCGGCAAAAAGACACCTAGCGGACAAAAACTGGCAGACGATACTAAAAGAAGTCTGGATCAAACCTGAAAACGGTGAATACTATTTTAAAAAAGCACATGCTGTATCATATGCTATAGCATGTGTTGTACATATGAACTTATTGTGTGAGCAACTCAATGGCTACTAAAGAAACGTTTGGTTTACTAAGATCTAGGTTTTTTAACTAGCTGTACACTTTTGCGTTTTACACGTTTTATTGCAAGGTTGTTTAAATTAACACAAGGGCCAATTGTAACCTTGACATCTTTGCTATTCATTGTTATGAGTGCATGTCTAAAAGGTTCTATGTCTTTTCTCAAAAATATATTAATTGGTATCATCCTGTTAGATTCCCACCACCATATATCACCCAGTTCTAAAAAAGCTTTACGCTCATTTTCAGATCGGAGATTAGTGTACACATACATAGATGTAATGTACTGATCTTGATTGGAAATGATTCCTACATATTCTTGTCCACCATATGTGACGACAGAAATATAAGGAAAGTTTTTTTCTATATCTTTTAATAACATATTAGCGATAAATACTTTAAATAAATTAAGGATCCTTTTTGTATGCAACTTATACCTAGATATTTATATGAAAACAAAGTTGATGTTGTATCAAACGATATAGGATTCGTTGTGGAGTATAGACCAGTGTATAGTAGACAATTAAAAGTTTATAGAGGGATAGACAATCAATTACAGTTTAGATTGCTTAATGCAGATCAAAAGCCTGTAACAATTACAACAACACCAGTGTTGGTTGTGTTTGATGAAAACAATGTAAAGATTATTGAAAGAGATTGCACAGTACAAGACGATGGCTCCACAACTGCTACCAAAGGTCAGTTCACTGTAACAATTACTGAAAATGATTTATTAAATGTGCAACAACAATATCTCCACTATAACGTATATATGAAAGCTTCCGCAGGTCAAAATACACTAACTTATGCAAACAGTTACTTTGAAAGTGCAGGAACTATATACGTAGACGGTAATGCTTTTCCAGGACCAAAGTCTAGTACAGAAATTACAACCTTTTTTGCAGAAAATGATTACTGGGTAGCAGGATCAAGTGATACAAATAAAATTACAGCAGAGCCAGGGTTAAACGGAAATGAAGCACTACACACTGTTGCTGTATATACAGATGCATATGTAGGCAATGTCGAAATACAAGCAACCTTAGACAATCAAATTACAGGTTCAAACAATTGGTCTACTGTTGATACATTATCATTTGCAGGAAATGAAACACAACCCGTGCCGTCTAGTTTTAACGGCATTTACACATACCTTAGATTTAAGGCAAGTGCAGATCCAGAAAACAAGATAACAAAGATATTAGTGAGAAATTAAAATGGCAAACAGCGAAACAATACTATCGGCACAGACACATCCAGGAGACAGTACAACACAAACTGTAACTGGTGCTAATTTTAAAGGCGACGGATTTTATAGCAGAGCCGACGGACTACACACAATTCAAATTAGTGTGACTGAAATAATTGGCACTATAACTATTCAGGCAACGTTAGCTACTACACCTACTTCAGATGATTGGTTTGATATTGTTACTCATACAAGTGCAGACGACAGCAGTGCAAACCGAACAGGAAGTTTCCTTTACAATTTCACAGGCAACTATGTTTGGATAAGAGCTGTTGTAGAATATACAGACGGTACTGTAAATAGTATTCAATTAAATCATTAAAACCTCTTGACATAATCGTATACTGACACTATAATAATAGTATGAGTGTAGTAAGCGATACAGTTCTGACATACTTGCCGCCTAAGCGTAAAACAACGCCTAGTGGCTGGCTATCATTTAATGCACCGTGTTGCCATCACAATGGACACACGGCTGACACTCGCGGACGTGGTGGCTTAATAAGCA